TAACCTTCTGTCGGAATCCTTCGATGTATGTTCCTACAGGTTCCTTTGCCTGCTGTGCTGGTGTAGGACAATCCACCTTGGCAGTAGCAGGTGGTGCTGCTGGTGGCAATTCCACTTGTCCAGGAGGTTTTGGTTTCTCCTTTTTCCTTGTATCAACACCAGCAGGAGCAGTGGGAACTATCTGCTCAGGTTCATACTGAATAGGATTAAAACTAGGGACGCCAGAATCGCAGTACGTAACCAGTCCTCTCTCGTCATCACTTCCGAGAGTTTTAGATTTGCTATTCGCTTCGTGGGCTTCGACACAACCAGGCACGTCAACGATGGGCACACCAATATTTACCACTACAGGTGGTGCTAATGGTACAGATGTATAGTTTTCTGTCGCCGTCACTACTTGTGGAATTTCAATCCCCCGAATGCTGATATCAGGAGAAGTGATGTTAGGTATTTCCATCAATCATCTTTGAAAAAATTCATCAAAGCAGTAAAGGCAGAATGGAATGCAACGTATAGAAAAAATTCTTCCTTTTGATCTTTTCTGATCCGTTTTCTGTATGTAGATTGTGCCATATTTTTTAATAACGATTTATCTTATTTAACAAAACTCATCAAATTTTAATTAACAATCGTTAAGCATTGACCCCACTTCAGATCCAATTTCAGATCCTGCTTTCTGCCCCAGGAGCAGTGCCCAACCACCTGCCAACCATCCGATATAAGGAATGTTGACAACGGCAGGGACAATAGCACCAGCAGCAATAGCACTACCCGCCATCGCACCTTGTGTGCGTGCTCCAGCGTCCGCCACGATGCACTCTACGTCTTTCGCAGACTTTCCCTCGCTGTCTACTGAAGCGCCTCCTATGTTGCGTGTGCCTTCTCTGGTATATTGGTCGCGACGATACTCATTACGATTTGTATTACCACCACCAAATAAACCTCGCTTCTCTTGCTCCAATCGTAAAGATTTTTCTGATTCTAATACTTTAGGATCATCGGCACGAAACTCAATCTCGTATCCATCCTTACCAGCTTTGATTTTGTATGATGAATATGGACCGTAAGGGATATTGATAGTGGGAGGTTGATTGACAGATTCCTGTGGTCTAAGCACATAACCTAGAAGTCCGATGTGAGATACACCCACCAGGGCACCTAATGCCAACGCCGCTACCTTTATTGGCGATCTTTTCTTTGTTGGCATTTCCATTGGTGGTTCCTCGGTAGGTGTTACATCGGACTTCCAGAATTTCATGGCATTGGTAGAGCAGGACCAGTTGTAGTTGGCATAGCAGGACCAGTTACTTTAGGTAACTCGGGCATTGCAGCATCCAACATACCAGGGAGAGCAGCAGTCACTGCTTCCGTTGCTGCTTTAGCAGCAGCACTCTTTGCTTGATCGATCATAGCGTCCTTGTTCATAAGGACATAACCAGCACCACCAATTAAGGCAGCACTGGTCAGACCAGATAGCAATGCAATGACGTTAATCAGTTTTTGCATCTTTTCTTGGCTCCACAGCAGAAACAACTGGCAATTCTTCTTTCTTTGCCGCTGATTTAGCACCATTGCCGTTACCACCTGCTTTAGCAGGGGACAGTCCAAAGGCAGCTAGCGATCCAGAAAACACGGATGCGATAAAGGTAGGGTCGAAGTCAAGAATCTTCTGACCATTGGGAAGTCTAACGTAACTAAAGGTTAGGAGAGATGCAGACCAAATCAGCACAACAACTTTCACCAAATTACCAAGAACTTCACTCTTATCTTCATGATCGTGTTGGTCTTTCTCTTCTACTTTAGCTTTGGGTTTTCCAAGCATGAGTATAGAGTAAGGCTCAGTTATTTATACTTCGGCAACAGTCTTCTTCTTCCCGATGTTATACTTGGACTCAAGAGTCCACTCACCCTTGTCTTTGAATGACAACACTTTGATCTGATTGAGTGGTGCAAGATCTTCTGCTTCTTCAGCACGAGTGATCTCTACAAGACCCCAATCAGATAGAAGTTTAGAGATACGATTACGTCTCTGCACATCATTCTGAGTAATGTTTGTGGGTTTACCGTCTAGGGCAAACAATTCTTTGAAATGCACAATGTAATACTTACCACGCTTGTGCAGAATGTGACAAGACTGATACAGTTTACGCTCTTTGCGAGATGCAACACCAATGCGAGTGAGGGTTTCTCTCACCTTTAAGAAGTCATCGGGCTCCTTAAGCGTAACCTCTAGCATCATATCTTGTGACCAAGAGATCTCCTCAGTCATCGCTTTCCTCCAGTATTCAATTTAGACTTAATAACCTCAAGTTGCTCCCTAGTCAAGATTCGCATTGCTTGTTGAGCATTTTCAGTGTTGTAACCATAGTATTTTTTCACTAGGTCAAGATCACTGTCTTTCGACTTCTTATCCCAAGGAGAAAATCTTTTGGATTTCCTAACACTATGTAGGTAAAATGAATATTGTAAATCATTATCAAGATGCTGAGCACCATTCATGGCGTTAGCATACATTAGAGTGTCGATATGCTGTGCCAGGCACTTGTTAATAACGAAAGCAGGATACTTTTGCATCGCTCTCTCATCTTCAGTCAGATCTCCCTGCTTCAGGTTGATGCTGTTGAGATAATCTTTGAGAGGGATTTCATATTCCTTACTCAAAACAGTGCCTCCAGAGGTGTAGACTCAGTGTAGTTAGTAACAAGCAATTCTTTCTTATGCTTGTTGTCTGCACGATGCTTCATACCATAGGTGATACGAAACTCTTCTTGGTTATAACCTGCATAACCCTCTTTCAAGTCAATATCATTGTTATAAGTCACTAACCATTTGTTAGGACACTTCTTACACTGAGCAATGAAATCATCATGATCAAAAGATTTATGCATCTCAGCGTTAGTGCCGTAGAGATAACTACCAATCTTGTATGGAGGGTCCAAGAAAATGAAAGCACCATCATTATCAGGATGCATAACCTCAGTGTAGTCCAGGTTTGTGATCTCCCAGTGCTGGATGATCTCTGAGATATTCTTCAGGTGCTTAGCACCACGAGTGGTGAAGTTTTGATTTGAAGCAGAGGCAGAGAAGGAAGAGTTTTCAGTCAACCCGCTATAGCTGCACTTATTAAGAATCCAAAAAAGGACAGCTTTGCGAAAAGTATCTGCTTCGGAAATCTCTTCTTTAGCAGAGAGGAATAACTCCTTAGCTTTGTCTTCTGTGCTGTGGTCTTCTTTGATGCCAACGAGGACATCAGAAAGTTCGTCACCAAAGTCTTGGAGGGTGACCCAGAAGTCATAGAGATACTCATACTTATCATTAACCCATACAGGGATTTCAGGATACTTCTGAGAAAACAGAAGTGCTACAGACGCGCCACCGAGAAACGGCTCTCGGAATTCTTTGATACCACTAGGGAATTTCTCAAGCAGCATAGGTGCCACACGAGACTTACCACCAGGATATCGCAGAGGTGTTTTCAAGTATTTCATAGTAAAGATTCGATCAGTGTGGAAAGTTGTTTGCCAATGTCTTCTTTATCTGCTGGCATTACATTCTTACAAATGAATGTAATATCATCAAAGTGGACTTTGAATTTAACAGAGTCAGAAACTACCTTCGTGTTTTTCATACATGCTTCCCATGTGCAAATACCTGCCGTAAAGGTCTTGGTATCCCATAATAACATGTAGTCGAAGGTCTGATCAGGAAGACCAATGTTATTGCCCTGAAAATTTTTCAGAGTAATTTCTTTGGTCCATGGTTTGGTTTTGCAGAAGATGTTATCCTGCCCTTTAGACTCATAGCGTTTGCTTTGATCACTTACAAAGTCTTGACCAACAGCAGTATCACCAACATAAGTCAGTTGACCACCACTGTATTTCGCCATTGCTTTCTCTTGGATCTCTGCACGGAGTGGGCGATGCTGCCTACTCTTCATACCATCGGTTGCTTTAACAACACCGAAGATCTGGGGGAAATCAAATTTGCTGAAGTCGAGCATAGGATGTGTTTCTACCCACCCATATTACCACGGAC